GTTATCATGTGCGATACCCTGTCAAGATTGACAGTAGGGCCTTCTGGATGACCCAGTTCCCCAAACGCACGACCTTCAGCAACAAATTCTTTATTATAACGTGCGACTTCTTTTGTCAACACGTTCATAGGGTAGACACGACCATTACGGTTTTTCATGTCTGCCTGCATGAAGATTCCACGAATCTTCATTTCTTTATTACCACCGTCTTTTTCTTCAACGATGTATTCTACTTCTTGTATCTGTTCTGCAATAAGTTTCATGTCTTAATACCCCGAATTCGTAATTTTTGTTCCCTTCAAGGTAGTTGCGCCACGCAACCCTTGCCCTGTTTCCAAGTGGATAACAATGCCAGCACCGGCACCAACATAGATAGTTCCTACGTCTGCATCGTCTGCTGAGTTACGAACTGTGACTACTTGAGCAGAACCAGTGTTAAATACCCAAACTGCACCAGCACCTACGAACCCTGTGGTTCCAGTTGCGAGGTCAGTTGCTGTTCCTTTTACTTGCATTGTCCTAGTCCTTACATTACCGTTAATACTTCATTCTCAAAGTAGTCCATAAGTTTCTTTTGCGGAACCTTATACTTCTTTGAGACATTATTTATTGTTTTATCAAAACTATTTAGGAAATCTGAAGGTTTGTCTTCCATTTCCTTAAAAATTGCGTCCACAGCATCTTTCATCTTGGGAGATAACTTCTTATACTCCCTAGACATTTTGTGTTCATCTTTTTCTGGTAGTTCCTTTTGAAACTGCGAGAATAGTTTAGTCACTGTTTTCTTTATCCTGTGGCACATGTCCAGTTACAAGTGTATTTGCAACTTCTTGTCTTTTTGTTTCCAGAGCATCTCCAACCTTCTGTGAAAGTGCTTGGTTGAATTGTGCTTCTGCTTCTAGGTTATCACCAGATGCAATTGCATCTACAAAGTTTCTTACTTGTTCCATTATTTATTATCTCCTTTAGTGGGGTCATTGTGTGCAAACATACCATCATCGGCACCGTCTCCACCCATTTCACCACCAGATTCATCTTTAATTTGGTTCTCAATTTCTTCAATCTCCTCATCGGACATTCTGAGAACGTGTTTTCTTACATATTCTTTAGAGAAATACTGACCGACATATGACTCAATCTGACCCAACATGTCAAGTCTTTCTCTTAGAATTTCTGCATTCTTCAACTCTGTAAAGTGTCCGTCTTGCAAGAAGTCAAATTGGATATGTTCTTTAAACGTATCCCATTCTTCAACTGCAATCACACCCTTCAACACAAGTTGTGTTTTCAGCATGTCTGCGAACATAACAGAGAATTTTTTACGAAGTCTTTGAACGAACTTTGTGAACTTCAATTCGTCACGAGTGATATTATCAGAACGTCCGATTTGGAATCCACTTTCCTCTGCGAGTCTAGATACTGGAACGTTCAAAGAACGATACAGTTTCTTTTGGAAGTAAGTGATATCATCAATCTCTCCCAAGTTAGAACCGCCAGGCAAAGTAGTAATCTCTGTTCCTCTACCACCTTCTCTACGAGGTAACCAGAAATCTTCCAACATAGACATGTGATTTCTGTCGTCACGAATTTCACCAGTTCTTGCATCGTAAACAAGTTTGTTACGATAACGATTCATTACGTCCTTCAGATAAGACTCTGCTTTGATTTTTGGTAAGTTACCAACATCAATGTAGAAAATACGTCTCTCTGGAGCACGAGAAATACGATAGATAACCAATGCGTCTTCAATCATACGCAACTGGTTTACTGGTTTAATTGCTTTATTGAGATGTGAAAGAACTGTCCCTTTGGACATATCTACTAGTCCAGATGGACAGTATGTAATAGAATCTGAAGTAATCTTAATTCCATCAGATGTTCCTACATTTTGTTCCCAACCTTTGTCATTGTAGATGTAGAAATCATCTACTTTCTTTACAACATCAATACCAGTTTTTTTATCAATATCTTTTTTGTTTTCACGAACCTTCTTAATTTTACGAGGGTCAATGTAACGTAGTTCTTTAAGTCCCTTGCGAGGATTGTTTGAATCAATTACCTTATGGTAATACATTCTTCCATCCACATACCAACGTCTAAAGATATCATGTCCTTTAGCATTAAAGTCTAAAAGGTGAAGAATTTCATTGAACTCTTCACGAATCTTTTGTTTGATTTGTGGGGATACGTCTAAACGGTCAAGTGATACTGATACTGATTGGTCTCTTTCATCAGAGACGATTGCTTCATTTACAATATCTTCAATTGCACTATCACACTCTGGTTGTTGTGCAATGTCACGATATCTACGAATTAGGTCAAGTTCATTACGGTCACGACCATCCATGTCCAAGACAGAGGCATAATGTCCTCCACCCGAAACTACGTCAAGTGTGCCGTCATCAGTAGTAGGGGCAGTGAATGCATCACTACCCTTACTCTGATTAGCTCTTGTAATTCTGAAACCAAAAAGTTCCGCCATACTATAAGTCTCCTAAGTTTTACCCTACTATTTAGTAGGTCTGTAAAACCTTAAATTGTTGGAGAAGTGAATGAAGTGTATCTCCATGTCACGTCAAATGTTTCGATTTCGTTTGCTGTATCGTATGATAGGTCAATCTGTGTAACAGCTGTAGGCCATACGTTTCTCATCGTATACTGTTTCAGAATGTTATCATCTCTATCTAGTTGTTCTACTGTAATATCAGCAGTGTAGTCAGATAC